TCTTTATTATAGTCTCCAAGTTATGGGCGACGTTCAAGATAAGTCAAGCGCATATGCTGCTCTCGAAGAGAGTGAAGTCGATGATTATCTGAACAGCCTACTTGAGGACACCCCTGAACCTCAATGTGATTGTGCAGAATGAACCCTTATCAAAAACTAATGGCGCGGAAGCGCAAATGGACACCGGTACAGACAACTGCCGGTACATGCAAAGCAGGCGCGGAGGAGGCAATCTTCCGTGCTCTTGCATTGCGACATATGGAACTGCCTGTGGGAGATTTTATCACCAATGCCCTCAATAGTGAAGTACCAGCGTTGGCACGCGAAATACTGGTGTCAAACGTCACAGATGAAGAGAACCACGACCTCGCACTTGGTTACATCGCCAATGCTTACGGTGTTGATGAGAAAGCTGAGAAAGAAGCCCTACGGCTTAAAACCGCTTGGGAAGCACATCCAGATCATACGATCACCAAAGCGTTGGTTGCCGAGCGTGCGATCTTCTTCGTTCTTCTACCATTCTTTAGGTTTAATGGTGACGCTGGTATGAGAACTGTTTCCGCTGACATTTCCAGAGATGAACAAATTCATGTGGCTACCAATAGTCTGGTTCATACTGAGCTGGGGTATAACATCAGTCCTAGTCTTGATAAACTCAGGAAGGCTACTATCAATTGGGTAATGCAACCACTAGGTATAAATACCGTGGACAAATATTTGGACAAAAAATTTTGGCTCGATTCTAGCGATCGGCTAATGTATGAGGGCAAAGCTCCTCAACTTGCTGAAACTAAATCTGCCAGGATGCCCGCCTTCTTTGAACACAGCAATGTCAACCTCCCCCAATATGCTTGAGGTTCTCGGGATGAATTCCCGTGGACTTATTCATGCACTAGAAGAATCTTTCCCGCCCACCAATCCTACACCTGACGATACAATGGAAAAAATTATGTACCGATCCGGTCAACGTAGTGTCGTTGAGTGGGTCATTAAATATATGGAGGACAACTAATGTTTGGTATTCTCGGAGCGATCGCTTCCAGTATTATCGGTAGTCGAATTTTCGGCAGTAGATCCAAGGCAACCAACTCAACGGTTATCAACCAGGCACCGCAATATAACCAAGAGCAGGCTAACCGCATCAAAGCCTTGGAAGATCAGCTAAAAATTTCTCAACAACGCTCAGATGAAATGTCCGCTACCATGGCTGGTATTAAATCACAGGCTGAGAAATATAGAGCAGAGGCAGATAAAACTTTAGCGGCGGCAGATGAAAGGTTAAAACAGTTCCGTATTGAAACCGGTGAAGCTGATGAACGTCGCAAACTAGAAGCGCAGGTCAGTGCTGCTAACCGTTTGATGGAAGGTAGTACAGCAAATATGCAGATCCAAAGTCCAGGTAATATACCTAAGACTGGGGGTTCAAAGCAGTTCCGCCGTCGTAAACTGCAATACAATAATCCAACATATCAAGGACTTGGTAAAATTAAATCAGGAATGGTTAACGTCTAATGACAGCTAAGCAACGCTATGACAGACTGTCTTCACGCCGTTCCCAGTTCCTCAATTCCGCTAGACAAGCAGCAGATCTAACTCTCCCTTATCTTATTCGGGAAGATGAACTTACTTCTAAATCTAGTTTGAGGTTGCCACAACCTTGGCAATCAACTGGAGCTAAAGGTGTGGTAACGCTTGCAAGTAAACTAATGCTTGCTCTGCTACCTCCACAAACTAGCTTCTTCAAACTGCAAGTAAATGACATCAATCTTCCGCAAGAACTAGGTCCAGAAATCCGATCTGAACTTGACTTGTCGATGGCTAAAATTGAGCGTACCATCATGGAATCTATTGCAGAGTCCGGTGATCGTGTCATCGTTCACCAAGCACTCAAGCACCTGGTGGTAGCTGGTAATGCTCTTGTCTTTATGAGTAAGGATGGGCTCA